AGGTCGGGCAAGTAGCTATGGCGCCCAAGTCCACAACTTCACCCGAAAGTGCGCTAAGGATCCTGATGCCGTTAGACAAGCTATGGTTAGAGGCCACGCAATTGTCCCTACCTTTGGACGCCGAGTCACCGACGTACTCAAAGGAATGTTACGGCCAGCTTTGGTACCCGCTGTGGGAAAAACCCTCGTCGTCGCCGACTGGTCAGGAATCGAAGCAAGAGTCAACCCCTGGCTCTCCAATTCCGACGCCGGTATTTCGAAGTTATCGCTTTTTGCACGAGGCGAAGATGTCTATAAAGTCAACGCCTCAGCCACCTTCCACGTCCAGTCGAAGAAGTCACAAGCGACCAAAGGCAAATCGGCAAAGTCCAAGAGCTAGCCTGCGGTTTTGCAGGCGGTGTCGGCGCGTTTGCTGCTATGGGTAGGGCATACGGTATTTTGTTGCCTGAACCACAAGCCAAGCGCATGGTTGCAGGGTGGCGCATGGCTAATCCGTGGGCTACCCCATACTGGCAAGACTTAGAAGAAGCGTACACAAGGGCAATGCGTAACAAAGGACATGAGTTCTCCGCAGGCAGAGTAACTTATATGTACGATGGTCAACATCTTTGGTATGCTTTACCTTCTGGGCGCGTTCTTTGCTATCCATACGCTAAATTAGAAGCTGATGGTGTTACCTACGCTAAAGCAGCATGGAAACCCGCAGCCGATGCGAAAGAATGGCCTAGAGCAAGATTATGGAAAGGTTTAGCCTGTGAAAACATCACCCAAGCGGTCGCCAATGATTTACTTAGACATTCTTTACGTCAATTGGATGATGTTATTCTTCACGTCCATGATGAAATTGTGGTCGAAACAGATAAACCCGAAGCAGTAATGCAGCAAATGGAAGCAGTAATGTGTACGCCACCCGATTGGGCGAAGGGAATACCCCTCGGCGTAGAAATCCATGCAATGCAACGGTACGGTAAATAAAAATAAAAAACCCCCTAGTTTTTTAGTCTAGGGGGTCAACCTCACGAAAGGTAGTCCAGATGAACTTTGTAGAATATATCACGAACTTAGCACCAGAGGGCGAAACAGCCCTTGTAGTGCGTCAAAAACCACAATTAGATGGTAATGGACAGTTGCAAACCCATGCCGATGGCACAATTAAATGCACTTGGCCTGCGTTCTTGCCGACTGCCAAAATCAAGAAAGATTGGGCGATTTACGGCAATACAGGCTCGTTTATCCTTGATCGCTTTGCCGATGGCAAGGTGTCTGCGTCAGCGGCTAACTGCGAATACGTCCTTGTGATGATGTTAGATGACATCGGCACTAAGTCCAAAGAGCCACCGCTTGCGCCTACTTGGATTATGGAAACGTCCGAAGGATCATTCCAATGGGGCTACGCATTTAAAGAACAACCTACTAAGGGCGACTTCACTGCCGCCATTAAAGCGATTGCCAAAGCAGGCTACACCGACCCAGGCGCAACTAATGCCGTGCGTAACTTTCGCTTGCCAGGATCAATTAACCTCAAGCCAGGGCGCGATAACTTTGCGTCTGTTTTGCGTGAGTTCCACCCTGAGCGTGAATACAACCTTGATGAGATATGCGATGCGTTGGGTGTTGTGCCTGATCCTGCTGATACGGCTACTAACGTAGCCATTCGCCTTGCTGATACAGGCAAGGACTCAGTAGTGACTTGGCTGAACGAGCAGGGCATGATCCTGTCTGCTGCCAATGGTGAGGGTTGGATGGGGATTGTCTGTCCTAACAATGCCGAGCATACCGATGGCAACATTGAAGGGCGCTACAAGCCCCTTGATCGTTCATTCTGCTGCTTGCATGGTCATTGCGTGGACTTTAGCTCACAAATGTTTTTGGATTGGGTTGCCGATAATGGTGGCCCTGAAGTCACGCATGGCCTGCGTGATGAACTGCTTGCTGAGAAGATGAAAGACACCTTGTCCAAACTAACGCCCAATGACGTGTATCGTGATACGGCTGCTGAAGTCATTGCTGAAGTAGAGCGCAAAGAACTTGGACGGATTGAAAAAGCGAACTGGTATGAGCGTTTTGCTTATATCCAAGACGATGAGTCTTATTTTGATATGCAAGACCGCCGCGAGATCAGCCGTCAGACGTTTAATGCCCTGTTCCGCCACGTGCCTTGCAAATCTATTCATACCGGACGCAAAGTGGAAGCGTCGATCTGTTTTGATGAGAACCGGCAAGCGATGGGCGCGAAAGCCCTTGTTGGTGTTACCTATGCTGCTGGTGAAGATGTGATTGTCAGTAGGGATGGCGACCTGTTCGGAAATCGTTGGCGTGATGCCCGTCCACTACGTTCATCGTCCTGTGCGCCAGACATCACCCCTTGGCTAGATCATTGTCAGGAGCTAGTGCCTGAGCCAGATGAACTCAATCATATTTTTGATGTGATGGCGTTTAAAGTTCAGCACCCTGAAATCAAAGTTAATCACGCTGTCCTGCACGCCGGCGATGAGGGGTCAGGAAAAGACACCTTTTGGGCGCCGTTTATTTGGGCGGTTTGCGGCGATCACCTTAAGAATCGCGGGATCATGGACAACAACTCTGTTAATAGTCAATGGGGCTATCAACTGGAATCCGAGATCCTGATTATCAATGAGCTTAAAGAACCGGACGCCGCAACGCGCCGCCAGCTAGCAAACCAATTAAAACCCATTATTGCCGCGCCCCCTGAGATGTTGCCTATCAACCGCAAGGGCTTACACCCCTACCAAATGGCGAACCGCCTGTTTGTCTTGGCGTTTAGTAACGATCCTGTGCCTATTTCTCTTGCCTCGCAAGATCGTCGTTGGTTCTGCGTATGGTCTACCGCCCCTCGCATGGACTCAAATAAAGCTAAAAAAATGTGGGACTGGTATCGTGCCGGCGGCTTTGCTGCGATCGCTAATTGGTTCTATGAGCGCGACGTAAGCCGGTTTAACCCGTCTGCGCCGCCCATGATGACTGAATTTAAAGCGAATCTGATTGAACATGGCATGAGCATGGCGGAAAGCTACCTCGTCGATATGCTTCGCGAACGTAAGGGCGAATTTAATAAGGGCGTTGTAGGTTCGCCATTCCATAGCCTGTGCGATCGCCTTGCCGGTTCTGCTCCTTCGGGTGTCAAAGTGCCGCAAGCGGCCTTGCTACACGCCTTAAAAGAGGCGGGTTGGGTTGATAAAGGACGGCTCAAGTCTAGGGAATTTGACACTAAAAAACATATTTTTTGCGCTCCTGAGTTAAACGATTTAGCTAAATCTGAATTGCGCCGGCTGGTAGAGGAGAACCCCCCGCCGCGAATGGTAATCGTTAAGTAAAAGAAAAGCCCCGATTAAGGGGCTTTTTTATTAGAGGTCAAATACTAAAACAAGTAGAGCAACAATCGCCGCCGATATTAGGGCTATGAGCATAGATCGCCCCCTTGATCCTGCCAATCTGCTAAATCGTCGGCCACTTGGCGCGCTACGTCCGGCACTTGTTCAACGTGCGCCGGTTTGCCCGTGGCGTGCTGGTAGATCAACGCGTGCTTAAGGGCTGCGGCTGCGTTGTCGTGCGCGCTTATCAGCATGTTATGCACGCTAAAAACTTGGTAAATGTTCATGCTTTGCCCTCTCTAATGTCTTGGTTGGCTTGCTTAATCCATGCGTCGGTGCGATCTGATCGCGCGGCTTGTTCTTCTTGAAAATAAATAAGCGCGTCAATATCTTGAATAACCTCTTGCGCTTGCGTTATTTCTTCGCGGTCGCTGGCGTATTGATCTTCATAAAATGCGCTGCTCGGTTCGTTGTCGTCAATCCACCAATCGGCAAAATCTGAAAGCCGGCGTAGTTTGTTGTATTGCTCTAGCGTGATAGTGATATTCATGGTTTTATGCCTTTTCTATTGTGCCGGCTACTTTGCGGGCGAATGTTGTTGCGTTGGCGCGGTTAGTAAAGCGGCGGTAAGCGTAGGATTCAACGCCGCCCATATAGGTTTTGTAGATGACTGTAAACATTATCCCCCCCAAATTTCTAACGCTTCTTGCGCGGTGTCATATACGCCCGACTCTAATAAATCCTCATATTCGGGGTGTAAATCCATAAAAATGCGGGCTTGCTCCGCATCTCGAAAAATAATTGCGTCTGTTGCTCCATCGAATCGAATAGCAATAAATAAGTTATTAAGCATGATTAAAATCCCCCAAGTGCGCCATAAGCGAGCATTGCGCCCAAGATCGCGCCCATAATCGCCGCGCCCAAGTAATCCCATTTTGTAGGTTGTTTTTGCATGATTAAGCCGCCTTTTTAAATTGAATATCATTAAAACGCACCGCGTCCAGCCCTTTGATAAATGCTTGCATGGCGTTATATAGTTCGCGCTTAGGCACGTGCCCATGAATTAAGGGCGTTGTAATGCCGCCGCCCTCGTTGCATACGCGGTGCAGGCATACGCCGCCATAAGCGTGGCTAATGTGATAATGCCCCGCGTTTGCTTTAAATTTTGTCGTGCCGTCCGGTTGTAGCGTGCGGGTTGAATATTCCAACGGGCTGCCAGTGAGTTCGTTTAAATAGGTAGCTAATTGATCTAATTGTTTGTCAGTGATTCGTTGCATGGTTTTATATCCTTTACTTTATTAAGTGCCGCCCTATACGCGGGGCGGCGGCGCGATCCACTACGATTTAGTTAAGCGGCTGCCAGTTCGTTAGCGGCTGCGGTTAGTTCGCTAGTCAGTTCAGCAGGGAATAGCGCGCCAGCCCCGCCGATAGAATCACGCAAGGGCATGACTACGCCCGCAAACCCATCAACGCAATTTAGCAGCACTAAGGCCGCGCCGTCGCCGTTATGGTGTAAGCGCAAGCGGTTGCCTACGCGCAATTTAGAACCGGCTAAGATATTGCCGCATTTTTCAAACGCATTTAGATAATTAAGATTAAAGCCAGCAGCCACGCCGCTAGTGCCGGCGGTTTGTAAACCATGCACCACGCGGCGAAAATCGGGATATTTAGCGTCGCAGGCTTCAAATACCACTACAAAATTACCGGCGGTAATACGCCACCGGTTGCCGTCGGCTTGATTAAAAGTTAAAACGCCGATTTTCTTAGGTAGCTTTTCGATTGTTTCGCGGGGAATAATCAGCGAACCCGCGCCGCTATTGTTTTCGCTTGCTACTTGATAAATACCAAGTTTGTGTCCGTCGCAGCCAATCACGCGGGTTGTGGTTGCGTCGAACTCAATATATACGCCGTTCAAATAATGGCGAATGTCTTTTTTGCCAGCGATCAATAAAAGGGCATCTAGCGCGTTTTGGTTGATTGTGAATTGATTGTTCATAGTGTTTTTACCTTTACTTTAGTGGATTAAATTTGTGGACATAGCCCACAATTAAAACTGTAAAGGAATTTATTACACTTTGCAAGCGTTTTGTGCAAAAAAGCAAAAATATATTTTTAGGGCGATTTGTGGACAATGCGTGGGTAGTTTGTGGATATAGTTGTGGACAATGGAAAACATGGCGCGGCGGCTTATAGAATCAGCTTGTGGATATTGTGGACAATGATTATTAGATATATAGCTAAAGGTTGTATTTTATGTTAGTAAACGCTAACAATGTTATAAGCTAGCAACTGAAAAGGGGTTGTCCAAGTTGTCCATGTTGTCCACAATTGCCCTGCTTTTCGCCCCTGCCTTTTCCTTTCCCCAAAAAATCCCTTTGTATTTGTGGACATTGTGGATAACTCAAAAACCCATTGTCCATATTGTCCACAAGCTACGCGCCCGCCAGCAAAAAGGGAATTGCATAAAGTCCGCGCCCTCTTAGCGTGGACAAGTCCACAATGCCCGTGCAGGCAGCAGAACGAACGATCAAGGGGCTTGTAGCGCCCTTCGATGTTGCCATCAGTATGCTCTGCGTTATTAGGGCAGACGATACCCATCCAACCTTCGCCATTGGCAGGCGACAGAATCATGCCCTGCTCGTTCAGCCAAGTCACTACTGAGTCCTTGCCTGTGTCAGCAAGGCGAATGGCTACATTGGTTGCGGTATCAGCAGGGTCAGGCACCACGTCAAGGGCAGTGCAGATATCTTCTAAGTTGTATTCACGCTCAGGGTGGAACTCAACCAAGACTGATTTAAAATTGTTGCGTCCAGGCTTTAAGTTCACGGATCCAGGCAAGCGGAAGTTACGAACCGCATTGGTCGCGCCTGGGTCGGTGTAGCCTGCCTTGGCAATGGCTTTAATGGCTGCGGTAAAGTCGCCCTTGGTTGGCTGCTCTTTGAACGCATAGCCCCATTGGAATGATCCTTCGGACGTTTCCATGATCCAAGTAGGCGCAAGCGGTGGCTCTTTAGACTTGGTGCCAATGTCATCTAACATCATCACAAGGACATATTCACAATTGGCGGCGCTTGCTGACACCTTGCCATCGGCAAAGCGATCAAGGATAAATGAGCCAGTATTACCGTAAATTGCCCAATCAGGCTTGACCTTGGCAGTTGGCAAAAACGCAGGCCAAGTGCATTTGATCGTGCCATCGGCATGAGTCTGTAAGGCGCCGTTGCCGTCTAATTGTGGCTTTTGACGTACAACAAGGGCGGTTTCACCCTCTGGCGCTAAGTTCGTGATATATTCTAAGAAGTTCATTTGTAATACCTTTCGTGAGGTTTCCCCCTAGCTCATCACTAGGGGGTTTTTCTTTATAGGGTCAGTTCAGCCTGTTTGCGTGCCGCTATTGCGTCCGCCTTATTTACAAATCTGCCAAGATGAATGGTTTTGTAGTTTACTTTGATTCGGGCGCACCACTTAGATCTTGCACTATCCCATGAAACTCCACGCTGACCATCAAGGTTGTGCATATTTTGAGATTGATTGGCAATACGCAAGTTGCTTACACGGTTATCGTCTTTAACGCGGTTAATATGGTCAAGATTGCCGTTTGGCATAGCGCCATGCGTATATAGCCAAGCCAACCGATGCGCTTTATATAACGCGCCATCAATACGAATTACAACATAACCGTAATGATCTTTAGCGCCCGCAACGGCGCCCTTAACAACGCGATGGCTTTTAGGGTTTTCCCATGTAAAAGCGCCAGATGTAGGGCAATAACTTAGCACTTCTTTAAGACGTTTTTGCGTTAGAATCGCATCAGCCATTTAATTCTCCGTTAATTATTTTGGTTAGAAAGGCCACGCTCTGCACGGGATCGTGGCTTTTCGCTTTGCAGACTATTAGTTTACTACTTTCCATAGCGGTTCATAACTTTAATTTCAACGTCTAGGGGTAAATCATTACACCAACTAGGCGAGGCGCACATTATCTTACGCATACGTTGTTTTACCTGCTCGGCGTCATCTTTGTGGCACTGCACCACAATTTCATCATGCACGTGAGCCACGGTAGCAAAACGCGCTACTTCCATCTCACGCAGTGAATGGCGCAACACGTCGTTGGCCGTTGCTTGCGTAATGTTCTCGCAAGCTAAACCTTTCCATAGCCGTGCTTTAGGCCACTCTTTTGCGTCGGCGGCTGGCTTCCACGCTGCCTTAGCGTACGACACGCCATCCTCATCTAAAGTAGCGTACGGATAGCAAAGCACACGACCTGACGGCAACGCGTACCACAGGTGTAGCCCATCAAACAGATAAGTAACACGCCCTGCGCTAAATTCGAACCCTCTATTACGCATCGCACGGGTATAGGCTTCTTCTAGGTCTTGCCCGTGCTTCATGGCCCACATATTTGCACGACGCCACGTCTTAATAGCTTTTTGTACTTCATTTTCTGACAACTTAACGCCGTAAACGCGCCCAAAAGTTTCAAAAGAACCTGCACCACCTAAAAATCCTAGCGCCAATTCTTGAACTTTGCCTACTTGTCTTTCGTCCGATTTACCGGCGTTTTCGTATTCTTCCGCAATTACTTCGTATGGTTTATTAAATGTAGCCGAAGCATTAACAATGTAAGGGTCAAGCCCTTTTCTAAACGCTTCTAATTTTTCTTCACCTGATTCGCAATTTGATAGCCAAGGATGAACGCGGCCTTCGATTGCGCTCCAATCTGCCACCACTAACACATGGTCTTTAGGTGGAATTATGGCGGGACGCAACATCCCTTTTAGCACATCCGTTACTCGTCGTCCAAAGGTAGGGATAATTGCGTGGCCTCTAACCATAGCGGATCTAACGGCATCAGGATCTTTAGCGCATTTTCTTGTGAAATTGTGCAATTGTGCGCCATAGCTACTTGCCCGACCTGTGGCTGACCCACCAGCGAACACAAACGCGCCACGAACTCGGTTATCTTCTTCATCAGCTAAATCCTTTAATCGGTTGAACTTCGCAACACTAGACGCCCATAGGTCGTCCGCACATTGGATAACATCTGCAACTTCCGGCGGTATTTGGTCGGGGTTTTCTTCAGCAAGAATAAGTAAGTTAGCTCGAACTGACTTGTCGATCGAATATTTCTTGTCGCCATCTTTATACACTTCCATTAATTTTTTAGCTTCATCGCCGACACGCGCTAGCACCCACTCCTTCATGCGGGGGCTGCGTACTGAGGTGATCTCACCTTCAGTCACTTCGGCAACAATCTGCTCAATCTCTTGCAATTCATCGCTAGCATAACGCACGGCGGCATCGCATAAGGGCTTATCTAGTAACACCCCACGGTCATTGATGCGCTCATTGACATGGTAGTCAAGCAACTCATCAGGGGACAACTGACGCATGGCTTGTGAGATGGCTCGCATGGTTCGCACGTCTTGCAGAGCGTAGTTACCCATTTCTGCCAACAAGGTGGGGTCTGTATTGAATGTACCATCCGCTCTAGGAATACACAACAAACGGATCAATTGACTACCTCTGTGATCCTTACGCATTGAGGTGCTAGCAAAGCGTCCAACGTCCTCAAGTGAGCCTGGCGCGCAGTTAGCCCGTGCTTGTGCAGCGGTGCAATACCACTGCGTCAATAGTGGGGTAGGTACTTTGTAATCGTGGCATAGAACGAACTCAGTAATGAGGCGATCAAAGCCTGCGTTATGCGCCCTGATCTGCTCATCACTAAAGAAGTGTTGCGCTATGCGCTTGGGAAAGGGTAGCTCAGGCGTCCATAGGGCAACGTCCTCATCATCAAAGGCATACGCCATGCAAATGACTTCGGTGCTGCAATCCTGAGCGTAGTTGTAAGAGCCACGGCTGCGTAGATCGCATCGTGAACGTGTTTCGTAATCAAGCCAAAGGATGCTCATTTCTTACTTACCTCAAAGTAAGCAGGGTCACAACCAAATAATTCTTTTAAATGCGCTATTTCTGCTTGCTGCTGAATAATTACGCTCCGCAAACTTTGCAAAGTATCTGCTTCTGAAGGGGCGTAGAACTCACGGTTAAACCAACCGTACCAAGCGCAACATATATCGGGGATTTCATCATAGACAATATGGCCTGAATCGCTAATGCTTTCGTCAAGCCAACGATTAAATGCTTCATCAGGAAAATGCAGTCTATCTTTTTCGCGGTCTTTTACTGGCGCAACAAAAAGATTCGGTAGTTCATCAAGCCATGCTTGAACTTCACCACCTGACCACATTTTTCTTAGCATTGTTGGAAATTTTAATCTTATGGGTGTGTCATTCATTTTTATTGTCCTTTACTGTACTTTATGGGTAGGGCTGACTGCGTATAGATGAGTCATTTAATTTTGCTAAAACCCCTGTTAATTATTTCTTTACTTCTATCTTGCCTTGTTTGTGCCTACGGCCTGGGCCTTTGCGTGTATGCGACACAGGAACAGTCCAAACTTTGCGTGGTTTTTTATCTTTAAAGCTCATATAAATTCCTTTCGTATGGGTGGGGCAGAGGTCTTTTTAGTCGTTCGTCTGCGAGTACTTAAGCTGAATAGTGTCAACTGCCCCAATTCTTTACTCTGCTACAACTTCAACAGGTGTTTCAGGCGCAGGAATCTGCGGAATAGCTTGCGCTTTGATCTTGTCGATCAATGGGTAAGCCAACTCATAAGGCATTTTGCCTAATGAACCTAAAACGCCGTTTACTTCTTCGAGTGTTAGTTCTAAGTTAATCATATTAAGCTCCTGTACGACGGCGACGTGCTGGCGCAGCAGCTTCAGCTTCTACAGGCGCTTCAATTGCAGGCGCTTCTTCGGCTTCCACTTCTGATTTGCCATCCATACTTGCCCATTCCAATACTTTGAATACAGGATTATAGATACGGCCATACCGCTTGTGGGTGTAATGCTCTTTGCCAAGCTCAACAACTGGAACTGGCTTAGATTGGTCTTTCTCTACTTGCGTAGCGATTGCAACTGCTAAGGCTTGGACTGCTTTCTTACCGCCAACTGACGTTGTGGTGTAGCGCACTTCCATGTCTTTGTCAGCGCCATCAAGACACTTCATAGAAAAACCTACTTGAGTTTCCCAACCCTTTTTAGCACCAGGAGGCGCTGCTTCGAGTTCAGGCAATGGTTGGCTTACGCTACCCATCTTCTCAGCCAACACTTCGCCATCACCCCATGCAATGTAGCCATGAACGAATGAGAAAGGGTTAACTGCCCAAGTAGAGTCATCTTCGATCTCGGTCTGATCTGCACCGAAAACCCAATGACCTGTTTTGTCCATCTTGATAATGACGGTGCCTGCACCGCCTACATCAGTTTCGATGGTACGCAACGCTGTTGCTAGGGACTTTACTGAAGGTAAATTTGCACCTGAGAATGTTGTGATATTTGACATGATTTGATTCTTTCTTTATTGAAGTTTATTTAAGGCAGCGGTGAGTTGCTGCCCAATTTGTAAAACCGCAGGTCTTGGATCTGACTCCTCAACCAACGTACTACCACTACTAACTGCCACTACTTGATTGGCAGGCAATTGCTTGCCGTGCTTTTTCAATACTTTTTCAGCTTGGGCTGGAGATATTACCTTAACTTGGGTAAGTTCTTCTTCAGGAATACCCTCGTTCATCATAGCAACCAATGCTTGATCTTCGTCAGCCCATTGGCGAATAGCGCGTTTAGCTACCAATTTAAAGCCTGGCACGGGTTTACCCGCATCTAAGACTTGGTGCGCTAGCCCACGCACATCAGCAATCCACTGCTCAAGCATATCGGCTTTCTTTAAATAGTCAGCGATCTGCTCTACGTTAAGGATGTCTAGTTGAGCGTGTAGGGCGCGATCAGCAAGACCGGTCATCTTAGGACAAGTAGGCTTGGCGGCGCACCAACGGCAATGCTCACCTGCGTTTAGAGGCGCGTCAGGCATTTGGCTAATCTTGACTGCCATTGCTAGCTCTTGTTCAAACGCTTTGATGCGCTTGGTTGTTGTAACCCAACGCTTTACAGATGGTGGTTGCACGATGATGCACTCGATCTCGTCGCACTCATCAAACACCCACTGCACTTCAGGGGTACGCATGGCCGCAGCCGCGTAGAACATTAACTGAGGATTATCGTCAGCACCCACAGGTACACCAGAACCAAATTTCCAATCCAATATAAAGGCTCTCTTACCAATACGACCGAGCAAGTCAGTAGAGCCAAATACATCGGGGAGGAAATCACCAAATCCCACACGTGTTTCAGTAGCATATTCCATCTCCTTATTAGGGTCGATATCATCCAAAGCGCGCAACGCAGGGTAAACCTTCTCGTCAATAAGCTCTTGGGTAAGTTTAATGCCTTCATATTCCATACCCGCAAATGATTCAGGCGTTTGGTTGGTGGTCAGGATCAAGTCCATGACGTTATGAAGTAGGGTGCCTTCGTCAGCGTATTTGCTGCTTGGCTTAGGAGGCATCTTGGCGCACAAGGCTACAGAGCCAGGGCAACCGATAACACGTTTAGCAGTTGAACCGCCCACTACGTTGGAGTGTTTCGTGAGTTCCATTATTTTGTACCTTTCGCTTTTTTATCTTTTGGCCAGCCAGCTTTAACAAAGTCCGACATGGTATTTGCAACAATAGGTAATGTTTTAATAGCGGCGGGTTCATCTTCAGGAAGATATTTTTCAAACTCAGGTATAAGCTTGGCTAATTGTTCTCTAGTTTTGCAACCGTACGCCGCGCCTTTAACTTTATCCTCTAGCTCTTTTAAAGTTTTCTTTTGTTGTACATATTCACTATCTAACTTATCAAAAGCTTTTTTCCCTGCGGGAGTTAATTTTGGTGCGGGTCTATTCCAGCGGTCGCTTCTATCACAAGGGTAAGTAACACCGATGCTAGACTCACCAAAATACGCAGTACTTGGTTCAAGCCAACCGCGCAATTTATTTGCTTCCCAAATAGTTTTAATCTCTATTGGTAATTGCGAAATTAAATCTTTTGAAACCAAAGACCTTATTTCTTCATCAAATTCTTTTTTTGGTACGTCTTGCATAACTGAACGAATGTATGCGTCACGAATGTAATTAGTTAACCTCATTTTGATTCCTTTACTTTAGTTGACTGAGATTAAACTTTACCACAGTTTTTTAATCTGTGCTAAACTTTTTGACATGAACACTAAAAATAAACCTGAAAGAGAAGCAGAGATTGAAAAATATTTCTGTTGGGCGGTTAGCTCAATCGGCGGTAAGACTTATAAGTTCAAGTCTATCAGCCAACGCGGGGTAGCTGATCGGATTGCTTGTTTGCCTAACGGCGACACGTGGTTCGTTGAGATTAAACGCCCAAAAGGGGGTTATTTATCGCCTTTGCAGGAGCTATTTGCGGAGGAAATGTGGTCGCTAAAGCAAAAATACGCTTGCCTATGGACAAAAGAACAAATTATGCAGTGGATTGCTGACCTATGAAGCTGCGTGATTATCAAGAAAAGGCAGCCGACTTCTTGTACGAGAACGATCGCGCCATGATCCTTGCCCCTGTTGGCGCGGGAAAGACAGCGCTGACGTTAACAGCCATGCAAGATATGTTGCGCTATGGTTTTGTTAAACGGTGGCTTGTGCTAGCTCCTAAGCGAGTTTGTACTGACGTATGGCCTGTAGAACAACCAAAGTGGGCTACTGATATGCCGTTAGCAGTTGCAGTAGGTACTCCAGCGCAACGCGCCCAAGCATTACATTCGGGTTTCCCCGTAGTGGTTACTAACTACGACAACATCCAATGGTTGTCAGAACAAGAGTTGAACTTTGATGGCATCGTGTTTGATGAGCTAACCAAGCTCAAGAACCCATCAGGCAAGCGCTTTAAAGCATTGGCTAAGGTAGTAGACGCCATCAACATCCGTTGGGGGCTTACAGGCTCGTTTACATCCAATGGCTTAGAGGACGTGTTCGGTCAGTGCAAGATCATCAACCAAGAGTTGCTTGGACGAGCTAAAGGTGCGTTTATGCAGCAATATTTTGTCCTAGTTAATAAAGACTTTGGTGAGTGGGAGCCACGCGTAGGCTCATTGGCGCAGGTCATGGAGCGTATCAAACCTGCAACATTTGTATTAGAAGCTGGCGAATACGCTGACAAGCTGCCGCCATGCCACACGATTGAGATGAAGTGCGACTTGGCTGACCGCGCCCCATACGAGAAGATGAAGAAGGATTTTGTCATTGAGTTTAAAGACGTGCAGATCACCGCCGTCAATGCAGGCGTAGTCACAGGCAAACTTCAACAGATGGCAGGAGGTTGGGTCTACGAAACAACTACAACAGCCTCAGACACACCTGGACGCATGAACGTGACCAAGACGCCTATATGGTTTAGCACCCACAAGTTCGATATGCTTGATGAGTTGCTTGAGGAAAACCAGCACGACAACACGATCATTGTTTACAACTACATCGAGGAATTGGCTGAACTTAAGCGTCGGTATCCTAACGCACAGACAATCAACGATAACAAGGCTATTGAGCGTTGGAACGATGGCAAGATCGAGTTGCTACTGATTCACCCTAAGTCAGCCGGACACGGACTAAACCTTCAGCATGGCGGTAACAAGATGGTCTTTGTATCCTTGCCTTGGAGCCTTGAGTTGTACGAGCAAACAGTAGGGCGCCTGCACCGCAGCGGTCAGAAGCATGATGTATGGGTTTACCTCTTATTAACTGATAAAACGATTGATTTGAGGATTTGGGACGCCCTGAAGGACAAACGGGCATTAAGTGATATTGCATTGGGGGAATTGAAATGAATATCGAACGACTAAAGCCATTTGCCAATCAAGCAATGGCAGAACCTCCCTATGATGGGTCTGTTGATAGATGGGGATTATTTGCTAAGTTGATTATTCAGAAATGTGCCGACATTGCCTATGCCCATAATAATTCGGGTGAAGGTGGCGTTATTGCTTTTGCAATCGAGGAATATTTTGGAATTAAAGAAAGCGAGTGAGAAATGAAACTTCAACCTTATCAAGAACACATGATGAAAATGCTAAGCAATCCTAATACTAAATTGACAATTAATTTGCAAAGAAACCACGGGTTTAGGACATACGCAAAATTTATAGATTTAATAAGAAAGGAACAAAATCAAATGAAACTACTAGACGAAGCAAAGAAATTGGCTGACGACATTCGCGAATATGCGCCAGATACCAACATTGAATTAATGATCCGCGACTTAATTAAAGAAATAGAAAGGCTACAAAGTGAAAAGATTGCTCGCTCTTAAGGCAAAATTGAAGGTTAAACAGGCTGAAAGCGTGATTCGTGTACGTAACTACGGTACCGCTTCAAGAGCCTTGACTAGAACCATTGAAGAAATACAAGCCTTGAAAGAAAGGATTAAGAATGAAGAAGCTAAGTTGGCGAGCCTTAAATAACCAGTTATCCATGATGAGCGAGGAAGAAGTGCTATCCCTGCTTGACTTGGAAAAGGTTAACGAAAAGCGGGCGTCTGTATTGCAGCGCTTACATCAACGCTACAACACGCTGCGCGTATCCCGTGAGCGTATTGAGCTAATGAGTTTGGCGGTAAAACCATGATGCCACCTGATTTTAGGTCATGGAGCCATGAGAATTTGGCTAAATTGGCAGAGGAGTTGTATGTAGAAATGCAAGCGTTGCGTCAAGACGTTAAGGACGCAATTAACGCTTACCGTGAAGTAATCACTAAGGAAATTAAAAAATGACTAAAGAGCTATTACATCAACTATTTGATTACAAAGATGGTCAACTTTATTGGAAAAATACAGGTACAGGGCGATTATTAAGCAGAAACGCGGGATATTTAGGTAACCGTGGGTATTTAAGAACAACAATTAACTATAAAGACTATAGAACTCACCGGCTAATATTTTTAATGCACCACGGGTATTTACCTAAAATTATTGACCATATAGATGGGAATAAGACAAACAATAATATTGACAATCTTCGCGCTGCGGATAAGTTTCAAAATGGTCAAAACAGAAAAATAAGCGTGTCTAACACTTCGGGTTTTAAAAATGTAACTTGGAATAAGTCAACTAATAAATGGATAGTTCGAGTAAGAGTTAATAAAGATAAAAAGTATTTTGGCTCTTTTAACGATTTAGAGTTAGCTGATTTGGTAGCACAAGAGGCACGTAATAAATATCATGGCAATTTTGCCAATCACGGGAGATAAGCAATGAAAAAGACTTTATTAATATTGTTGTTAAGTAGCGCAAATGTAATGGCACAAACCACATATATTTATGGTAACCAAGGGCAAAGCCTAGGGACAATACAACAATCAGGCAACACGCAGTATTTCTACGGCCCAACAGGTGAGTCACAAGGCACTGCAACGCGCTCAGGTAACACGACCTATGTGTATGGTAACCAAGGTCAAAGTCTAGGCACCATAACAAGCCCTACAGTACATACGCCTATTTTGACTTACCCAACCCCTACACAGTCATTGACACCAATGTATGACTCAATATTTGGTAGATGATGACTAGAATTTGTAACAACTGTCAGCAACGTAAAAATAATGCTACAAGCAAAGCAGTAATAAACCCAAGCGGTTTGACCTATAAATGGTTTTGCAAAGACTGCATCACGAAAAGGAATGAAAATGAACGCAATAAAGAGAATTTGGTTAGCAGTAGTCAACCCACCAGCAGCAAAGACTCTAGCAGCTAAAGAGCTAGAAAGCGCCCGTCGTAGCTATTTGGAGCATAAAACCCATGCTGAGTATTACTCAACGCTATGCTCATTTGAAACGCAGCGGATTGCTAGGCTTGAGAAGTACCTCGAGCCATTGCCAGAGAGTCAGCCTTAACCTCTGCAACGCGGCGGCTCCAACCTTTGCCAAAGATAATAAAAGTCTTAAGGGATTCTAGGAACTCGAGCCGTTTAGCGCAGTACAACTCAATAAGCCGAATGGGATCTTCCTGTTCGGCTTTTTTGACTAATGCAGCAGTAATAGAGCCGTAACCGCCATCAGGAGTAGCGCCAACACACGACTGTAAAAGCTTAATGGCGCGCCCAACGCCCGAGTTAACAGCGACATCAAAAACAGCGTAGTCAAGACCAGGTACAAGATCATTAGCTCGGCAAGCATCCCAGTATTTCTTTCTATATAAAGGTGCTACAAGCGCAGGTGTTAACGCGCGCATTTGCTTTTCATCTACGGGATGTCCTACCCATTCTTCCCATACTCTAGCGGTAACGCCAAGGTTTGTGACCCCTCCCGGGTCTTGAGGATGATTACTGAATTTTCCCTCGTGGACTAATAGTTTGGCTAGGCAAGCGTCAAAGTTAGAGTTCATCCGGCTTTTTTAGCGTAGAAAAGAGTGCGATCGCCAAATAAGTAAAAACCAACGGCTGAAGCAAAGTTAGTAACAGTAGGGGATGATTGACCGTTAAGTTCAAGATAAGCCCAAGTACCTAACACAATGATCGTTACAGACGGGCGCATGAGGCGCACAATCGCTTCAACCCATAGGTATGAGGGGTTAGTACCGCCAGCGTCGTTCATGGCTTTAAAGAAATCTAAGTCCATCTTACGCATATCAATGTATTCAGAGATATTGGCGGGTTTAAACGTATCACCAGCAATAAAGCGATTGATTAGGGATTTCCCTAAGTCAACGGCAAACGGCGCAAACGTAGCAAGTATGGTTAACGGATCCATTACTTGTCAGCCTTTTGCTCAAGTTTTTCGTAAAGCTTGTCTAGTAAATGCTCAATGCGGTCAAAACGAACGGATAGTTCATCTTTTTTGACGTAATGCGTTGGCAAGTCAATCTCGATCTGTTTAACATCTTCTTTTAACGCTTGTACCGAGTCCCACAATTGACGAGCGAACCATCCAAGACTTGAAAGCGCAGCAGCGCCGCCAATATTAATAATGATCTGCCAATCCATGCTTACCTCACAAGTGCGTTTTTAGGGGGTTGTTCGGGGGCTAATGCGTTTTTAGTCGCCTCAGTTACGCCGATAGCCGCCGCACCTTGGGTTCCTTTTGGTAATACTTGCCATGTTTGAGCGTTAGATAATGTCTTGAGGACACGATTACGCTCGTTTGCAGGCAATACTTTTAATAAATCTTCAAAGCTTGAGGCTGTTTTAGCCGCTTCAGTCAGTGTATCCATTGTCGCTTTACCAAGCTTTTTCTCAACGGCATCAAGTGCTTTATTGGTTGTGGTGGCTGCAATGCTGAAAATGTTAGGTAAGCGGAAAGAAGGTAAGTTTTCTTTGATTAAGTCTACCAACGCTTGCTCACCGGCTGTAGCCTGCTTGCCAATTTCTTCTTGAACTTTGACTTGTTTGCCTGCTTTAGTTAGCGCAGACATGGCGTCTTGGCTCATCTCTTTGGCAATATCGTAGCTTCCTGGGCCAAATAGCTTCTCTACAACTTCAGGAGAATTACCTTCAACCAAGTCAACGAATTGGTTAGGAGCAGTCTTATAGAAGTCTAGTGCTTTAGCACCAAGCTTGGCTTGACCAATCTTTTGCATACCTGCGGCGTAGTCTGACAAATACTTGCCGTAGCCTGTACCACCTGCTTCTTCAACAGCGCCAATCAGCAATGGTTTAATTTCGGTCATTACTTTGGCGGCAAGTTGCTTTTGTTGCTTAGGATCAGCGGATAATTGACGTACAGCGGCGTTGACGGAGTTCTTACGAATACTGTCCAAAGCCCATGCGTCGATTACACCGCCTGCGTTTTGCCATTGAGCAATATCGTTCTTCAATTGACGAACGGTTGTGGATAATTCATCAGCGCCAGCAAAGCGTGGATTAGCCAAGATGTTATCTAAGCTAGCCATAATTGGCTCGGCACGTAGTGGTTTAAGACCATGTGATGCTAGGCTGTCAGCAGCAGATTGGCTAAACCTTGCGGCTTCACCAAACGGCAACGATGCGTTAGCGGCTTGGCTAGCCACTTCGTCAGCTTTATTTGCCAATTCACCCATGTAGCTGTACTTAGCAGCGCCTACAGGCAAGTTCTTCTCAATCATTTGCGCTCTAGCCATATCGCCTGCCCGTTCACCTGCGGCGGTCATACGGCGTACATCGTCAACCTTAGACGCAGCTACGTCAGCCATTGTTTTAGCTTGACCTTCTAATTTTGGTTTAAGTTTGCCAGCGATATTAGCCGCGCCGAGCTCTGTTTCAAGCGTAGGAATCAGCGCTTCGTTTAATACGTTCTTAGCACCTGCCTGAGCAGTTCTAGCGGCGGTTTGCGTTTCGCCACCTGCAATCTTAGCAAGGGCATTGAAAGTCTTAGCATCTTCAGCACGGGATAAATCGGTAAAGAACTTAGGATCTCTAGCGGCTGCACGGCGTAATAACGCCTGTGCGGTAGGTTCGTTCAATCCTGCGGCGGCTAAAGCGTTAGCGGGGGTTGTACCAGGAGGCGCAGAACGAAGCGCATTGATGACTTCATCAGCCTCACCTACTGAACCCTTGGCAATATTAGCCGCGCGTTGCAACGGAATCTGACGAATGTCGGCAAGCGTACCTAATCCTCTGCCTACGGCTTCTACGCCTTTAGCAAGAATCGGTGCAGCTACACGACCACCTGCTTCATAGGTAGCGCCTTCGGCAATGTTGCGTAATGGCTCAGTAACCAATTGCTCGGTAGTGCGTGGCTTTCTTAAACCAAGGGCTACATCAGCCGCAGTAAGACCTTCTTTAGCAACACCGTAACCTAGACCTGCACCGCCGACTGCACCTGTTGCTGCGCCTACTGGCCCAGCTACAGCGCCTGCACCTGCGCCTAAAATACCGCCTAGACCTGCGCCTAGGGCTTCAACAGTTGGGCCACCAATCTCACGGGCTTTAACTGCTGCGGCGTACAAACGTGGGTTTTCTTTACCCCACTCAGGCACTTCAGCGCCTACGTTAGCTCTACTTGGTTTTTTACCGCCATCTAAGCTAACAACAGGTTTATTAAATTCTTGTTGGGCGCGAGATTGCACCATGTCAGGTGAGATGTCGTCAGGCGCGCCTTTATAGACGTGACTTGTGCCATCGCCAAACGTAACAGTAATGTCGCGTGGCATATTTGTCCTTTTACCAGTTACTTACAGATGCGCCAGATTTAGTCGCTGCTGGGGCTGCTTCACCTTCACCTTTAGGTGCAGGCACCATGCCAGCCACACGCATACGTTCCTTAACAGCGTTCCAAGCCGCTTGACGTGTTTCTACAGGCAAGGTTGAGTCAGCAATCTGACCAATACCTGCTACGATGAAGTCGCGATCCGCGTTGGAAATACCAGCGCCCATCTTGCCACCGAGCAAGTCTTGCGTAAGTTTGGATTCATAAGTCTTAAGCGCTGCAATCGCTTTAGCGCCGCCGGTACTGATACCAACACCGCGCAACGCCAAGTCTGTACCTGCGCCAGCAAAGCTACCTGTGGACTTAGCAATAAGGTCAGAAATAGAGTCTTTACCTGTTTCAGGATCGTAGCCAGCAGATTTAAGCGCCTTAACGTTAGCTTGAATGTCTTTAACTGGCGCTGTTAATTCTTCACCACGGGCTTTACCAAGCACTTTAGCTTCTTCAATACGTCCTTGCAAAGCAGGATCGTAAGCAAGGTCTTGACCACGCTTAGTAAGCGCTAATTGAGCGCCTTGTGAAGCGCTGATTTGTGTCTGAGCAATGTATTTGTCAGCTTCTAACATTAAGCTAGTTTTAGTTTTGTCGTTAAATTGAGCAGGCAAAAACTTAGCAATACCAGGTAATTGAGCGCTAACTTGCTGACGCCATAAGTCGTATGTACCTTGATCTTGAATAGGCGCAAGAGTATTTCTTGCGTTTTTCATTAAGTTAGCTTCAAGATCAATTTGCGCTGCTTTATTTTTTGTCTGCCCTTGTTGCAACTCCAACGCAAGTTTAGGGTTTACCCTACCTACTTGAGCAATATAGTCAGGTGCATTGATGTCTAAGCCGCGCAAAGCATTGCGCTCTGCCATGACTTGTTCAGCTTCTTGCATTTTAAGATTGTTAAGCCCAAACTGCTGCGCTTGTGCAAGCGCGTTCATTGGATTTTCTAGCTGTACTGGACGTACACCTAAAGGGATACTTGGATCAATTGGCATAGCTATTCCTTAAGGATTATAGGGTGAGCTGTAATCGTAGATTGGCGCTGCTCCACCACTTCTAGTACCTGTATCGTATGCAGATCGACTACCACCACCGCCATACAAACTCATCATAGCGGCTGTTTGCGCCGCGTTACCAACGCCTGTTAAACCTGCGCTATACGCATTTGCAGAGCCAATTTGACCTGCTGCAAGTGCATTAGCGCCGCCAGTAATATTAGCCGCTTGCGCGCTACCAAAATTACCGATGTTAGCTGCTTGCCCTGCGGCAGCCGCTTGTCCTTGACCCGTCATTGTTTGTAGTGGGGATAATGTATTATTACGTTCAGTTTGGAAACGATTAAATGCGTTGCCATACTCGCCAGCTTGGAAAGCGCGATTGGCTTGATAACGATTAAATGCGTTTTGGTATTCTTGTGAACCCATTTCTTGACCGTATTGTTGCCCCGCACGTAACGCGTTACCAGAAATCAAACCACCTCTAGCAGCGGCGGTAGCGTTCATAGCGTTCATACCTTCTTTAAGCCTAAACGCATACCCTGGGTCTTGCTGAAAGTCTTTAGCACTAAAGTTTTGCATTAGCGACGCAGGATCAAAACCTTTAATACCTTTAAATTCAGCCGTAGCGTATTTACCAAAGTCAGCAGATTGTGCAGGTGTAAACCCTAATTCACGACCTTCATTTATACCGTTGGCTTTGTAATGCTCTAATCCACTACCAAATTGACCACTTGCAACGGCAGCAGCTACATCAGGGTTAGCCTTTAAATACGCCGCTTCATTCCAAGGATTGCCTGGGCCAAAGTTAGGCGATTGCATACCAAGCAAATCCATCAAACGATTTTGTGATACTAACCCTGCTTGCGAATATGGCGCGCTGACAGCAAGTTGCTTTTCAAGCGCGGCTTGCTGCGCGGCAGTAGCTTGATTAGCTGCGTTAGCTTGTGTTTGGGCTGCGCTTTTTGCTGCGCTACTAGATTGTTTAGCGCCAACTAAACCTGTTACGGCGCCAATTCCAGCGGCTCCAAGTATTGCTGCACCTGTAGAAACGGCCATTATTTCACCTCTTTAACGAATGTGCGCTCTAAAGGTGTAAACCCAGCGCGTATGTAAACTTTTTCCATCTTGTCAGCCCGGTCATCTTCTAACGCAATCATAAACAAAGACTTTGCATTTTTTTCTTTAGCCCATTGCTCAATTTGATTGAACATTTTGGCTCCTGCACCGCTACCCCGTGCAGTTGGGGTTAACCACCACCAAAGCTCTTGCGCTACTAAATGCGTAGGACTGAAATACAATGGATAAACAAGCGCACCTGTAATCCCCACGATTTTACTATCAATTTCAGCTAACCATACACCTACATCAGGATTATTTAGCGCATTTATATAGAAGGAAGCATACCCTTCTACATCAAATTCCGCAATACCATTCATCGGCGACGCATTGTGAAAATCATTAGCCAATACAACGTATTGGTCTAAATCAGCTTCAGTAGCACGTCTTACCAACATTAGTTAGAAATCTCACGGCCATTTGAACGGATGTTAATAGACGTTGCGGCGCTTGCAATCGTGGAGATAAATCCACCTGCTGCTAAGGCTTGACCGACGATCTCTGGGAATGTGTAGGTTTCCGATGGTTGTAAGGTCTTGGTCTTAACAATCAAATTCTGATTGCCTGCGGTATCAGCGCTAGTGACAATATTGACGCTAATCGTAGCGGCAGTAGCGCTATAGTTAGTAGCGGTAAACTTGTCGATAATGGTTGTTACTCCGTTAGCGGTGTATTGGGTTGTTTGTGCGTTTTCAGCGATTTTGGCTGGAATCAGCACTCTTACGTAAACGGTCATGTTGATGCTCCTTGTTTAAGAATATTGTATGCGAATAGCAGGCACAATAGCACCTACGCCGCCTGGTAATGTATAAGTATCTAAACTAACCTTACCATCGTTGGAATAGATGTAATAGCGCACTTTTTGCCCCGCTACACGCCCTACGGCTTGAGCGTACACGATCTGTACCATATTGGCGTTACTTAACTCATAAGATTTACCTGAGTTAGTGTTTACTACCCAACCAGCGCCTACGTCTTGCTCGGCGTAAATATACACAAATTGATTGGCTGCCGTAGATACGGCGTTAACGCCAATGGCTAAAGAATAACTACCTGCGTTGCTAAAGGTAAACACGCCTGTAGACGCATCATAAGTAATACCAGTTGAACCTACCAACGTAGACGCTGGTTTTAGTAGAGTCGGCGTAGAAGTTAGGGCAATAGACGCAGATGTGTCATACGCTTCAATTTTAGGTTGATTTAATACGCTTGACCAAAGAACTTGTGTGTTTTGAGGCGGGGCGCTATACAGCCCTTGAATATCGTTGGTTAAATTAGCTACGCTTGATACTAATGGCTGAATGGCCGCAATAGCGTTTAATTCGGCAGCTTGTACATTTTTAGCCATTTCAGCAATGCGCGACACAAGCACTTGCATGGCGGCTTCAGCGCTTAATTCAGACGCTTGCACCTGCTTAAATAGCTCGGCTACAGTAGATAACAACACCGTTGAATAGTCTTGCTGAACTAAATCAATTGGGTCTACGGATAAACCCTCGGGGTATGTTGGTGGCCCGAACTGCAACTCATCTAAGTTAACAGGTGTAGTACCGCCACCAGTAAGCGTAAACAAATTGTAAAAATAGCGATACCAAGCAGGCGTCAATAGATTAGTGTCGCCGTCTAATACGGGCGTTCTAGGCGCTGGAATCTTGGTAAGGTTAATAGCCATTATCTATTGGTCGGGCTTACTAATAAGTTAGCGCCTGTAATGACAATCTTTACTGGGTCAGTGCCAGATACCTCATAGACACGATCGCGCAGCTTGAGCGTCATGCCAAGACGACGCCAAAAGGCACGAAAACCGTATTGACCAATCTTACCCATCTTAGTCCAATGCTCACTAGACCAAGTGTGACCGCCATCATCAGACCAGCGAAGCATCGCTTCAGGATCGCTTCCTTGACCAATATTAAGCCCTGGGCCTGACTCGCACATCAGTTGCAAGCCGTGTTGCGCTGTACGAGTTAAATTGTTTTGATTTTGTGGAATAGGGCGCCATGAGCGTAACCACTTTTGAATATTGCCATCATCTTGGTAGACGTTCAAATCATAAGCGTACAAATTGCCGTTTTCGTAGTCACCGACAATCGTTTCGCTATTAAAGCTCATTTGACATTGGGCTTTGTGACGGGTAAATTGCCCGTTATTCCAACCAGCACGCTCATGCCAAGCGCCTGTAGATACGTCATACACCCAAGTCTTACCTGCGGTTGGAAACGCCAATACATAGAACGCATGGCCTTCTTGCTGATAAGTGTAGGCAACCGCATCAGAAACGTCGCCATAGCTTTCCATAGCAAATTCAATGGCATGGGTAGACACACGTTTGCCAGTGTAGCCTTGGTTGCGGTAAACAATGCCATAGCCCCGTGGGTCAGCACCAAGCCAAAACAAGCTGTTATCTAGCTTGCAGATGGACGATTTAGCCAAGCAACCAATCTCGTTGTAGGCGCCTTGAATCGGGGCTAAAGGAAACGGGTTAGTAGCTGCGTCATACCAAACCTCGATTGTGCCAGTACCAAAGACCCAAACCTCACGGTTGTTGGATACTACAGCTACTACATTATCAGGCGTACTTTCAGCCGATGCAAAAGCCAATGGCTCAATAGATCGACCTTCAAAAATGTTAGTAACCCAAAGAATTTGCGTATTGGGCTGGTTGTAGCAAAAATAGCCATCAATGTAGCAAACGGTGTCTGCACCATAAAAGTCAGGATCCGTAATTTGGCTAAACACACCGCTAGGTTCATCGTAAACGTATGCTTTAGCACCGCAAGCGATGAACAGTTGCTTACCATTGTCGGCAATAGATATAGGGCCAGTGCCACTAATGTTGCCTAGTTTAGTAAATGTGTAGTCAGGCAGGATTTTAAAGAACTCATTGCCAGACGCTACATAGGCGTCATCGCCACCTGTTTGATGCGTCCAAAGCCCACGGATGGGGCCAGTGCCTACCGTAACAAGCTTACGCAAGCCAGGTGTGCGATTAAGAAAACCACCTGTCAAACCACCCTCTGGGATAGCCTCTGGGAAAAGGTTGATCATGCGGTTATCCGCAGCGTTAACCGATCTTGCGACGTATGCCTGCCCCAATATTGGTGTTAACATTTTGTAGTTCCTGTGTTAATATAGGCGCTAGTACCTAAAGCGTCAACTTTAGATACTAACTTCACATACCATCGTTTAAAAGGAACGACAACATGAGCAAGCCCCATATTACCGCAAATCATTTGCGTGAAATTCTTAATTACAACCCCACTACAGGTATTTTTACTTGGAAAGTTAGAAACGCTAAATGCGTTCATATTGGCGATGTTGCGGGTTGCACTGAAAAACGAATTGGCTACATTACTATTGGCATTGATGGAAATGTTTATAAAGCGCATCGTCTTGCGTGGTTGTATATGACAAATGAATGGCCTAATGGTCTTATAGATCACATTAACGGGCAAAAAGCCGACAATAGATTTTTTAACCTTAGAGTAGTAGATGCTGGGGGTAATTCTGAAAATGTCCGCAAACCTAATAAGCGAAACAAATCGGGTTTTATTGGAGTTATTGCTTACCAAGGTAAATGGCGCGCAAACATTACGGTCAAAGGCAAAACAAGACGTATAGGCGACTTTAGCTCGCCTGAAGAAGCGCATAAAGCATATTTGGAAGCTAAACGTATTTTGCATTTGGCTTGTACTATCTAGTAGTTTCAATGTTAATAATTGCCGGCAAAAATGTTGAAGCGCTGACGAGTAGCGACAATGCTGTAAGGCAGAGCCATGATGTCGTCAGGATTATTGATACGCTTGAGATTGCGCTTAGAAGTCATGGCAATACGAGCCACATTGGGTGGCGGCTCAACGCCGAATTCATTGGCAATTTCACACGCCAAGTTGTATTTAAACGCTCTTAAATAGCCTGGTGGCATATAGATGTCAGTAGACAAGCTAGGTACGCGCATCAGTTCAGTAACCGACACGATATGGAACTCAAGCAATTTGGTCGGGACGGGATAAACCGTCATAGTAATATCAGGGAATTCCATGTTGACCCACATTACTTGTGGGTATGTAGAAGTGGCTGTTTTAACCGCAATACCATCATATTGTTGCTGGTTAATCAGTTTGATACCAAACGAGATATTAGACTGCGGGTCACGGAAATAAGACGCGTCATCGACCAAAATAGGGCGATTACCAACCGTTGTACCTGTAGGGCCTAGGGTTTGAGTTTTTAAACCTGGCGTCCACATGACGATCTGATCTTGGGTAGAAAACACGGATAGACGCTCAGTATTCCATGAGTCAATCATTTGATTGAGCGCTGTCAAAGCGTCTTGAGAAGTAGCAGCAGACGGCGTTTCACCTTCAGCCAATATACCTAATACGCGCAAAGCGCCATTAATCTGATCGTTGGCGGTATAAGTCGTCATTGCTACCCCTTAATTAAGCAAGTTTACGTCGTGTCTTTTTTAACGTATTTGTAATCGGTGCTTCTTCAGCGACCATCTCAGCTACAGGTTCGCCTGCAACTTCGACCACTTCAGCTTTAGGGGCTGGTGTGTCTACATTATAGCGTTTCCAACCATTTTGTTCATCAAATTCTGCTTCCTCATCCATGCTTGCTACTTTATGACCATGAATGGGATGTTTTAAATAAATAATTGGCATAGTTTCTTATGTTGATAGGGGGCATAACGCCCCCTGATTTTTAACCAATACGCCAGTTTGTGCCATCACAAAAAACTGGTACTACGTTTGCACCGCCAGCAGCCACAATAGCGCCGATGCCAGCAGTTAGCGCAGCATTCGAGTCAGTTACGACTGAACGTGTGCCAAGCAAACTAGCGGAAGCTGTAGGCAACTGTGCTACGGTATAAGCTTTAAACTGAGCGTCATCAAGCAACGGGTCAGAATAAGCAACACCAATAGGTTTGTTATTTGACATGATATTTCCTTTAAAAACCCCGCCGAAGCGGGGATATTACATTAAGCGATTTGGTAGAGAGTCCAAGTACCGTCACCAGTCTTACGAGCCAAGAAACGGCTAGCAGTGCCAGTAGCAACAGCCATTGAGCCAACTAATGTCCAACCTGTGTTAGTTGTCAAAGTGCCTGTACCAGCGCCTAGGGCAACAACAGAGAACACAAAACCGCTGTTTACTTTAGCGCTTGAAACAACTGCTTCAAGATTAGCAACAGTTGGCAGTTGCAAGTTATTTGCGCCTGCTGCGGTGTAAGTAATTAAACCACCAGTTAAATCGGATACGAGCAAAGGAGCTGCTGCGGCTGTGTAAGCTGCTGGAGCTACTGCGTCGATCAAATCAACTTCGTTTAAATTACCGTCACCAACCTGATAACCACCTGATCCATTTGGGAGTGCCATGATATTAATTCCTTAAAAAATGTTAAAAAGCCCCCGCCGTAGCGGGGAGCCTATTAGGGTTAACCCCAGATACGAACGCCCATTTGTGGACGAATTGTGCTGTAACCGTACAGAACGTCAATACGGCAAGGCAAACGGTCATTATTGATGTCGTACTGACGTACAACACGCATAGAGATACCGTTGTGAACTTGGCGGGAAGCCATGTCTACACCTTGTGGCAACAACAAGTCAGCAGTAGCGAAAGTGATTGCATCTTTGTGGTAAACCAAGTTCTGTGCATAGCCTGTAGAAGCTGCGCCCAAGAAGGTCAAAGTCAGACCGTTTGTAGGCAGAGTTGTTACAGTTGCAAGAGCATTGGTTGCGTCGTAGATAGCAGGGCTAACTTGAACAGCAGTGTAAGCACCAGCACCAGAAGCGGTGTTAGTAGCCAATACTGTGAACTGTTGCAAGCTACCTGTTGACTCACGTGTTTGTGGGTTAACAGCGAAGATACCAGCGATAGTGAATACGTCACCAGCGTTGATAACTTCATTAGCACCACCAGTTAAGTTCAAAGTAGTTGCACCTTGAGCTACGTTACCGTTAACGGTTGTAGCAGCTGCGCGTGTACCAGTTGTGTGAACCTTGATAGATTGGCTCATGTTGATTTCTTCGAAGCCCAATACACCCATACCCATCATGCCATTCTTGAATTGACGGCTGATTGTGTCTGTAGGATTAAACAGACCTTTCATGCCTTCAACCAAACCTGCGTTGGCTGCTGGGTTAACAGTAGCGTAACGTGGGGACATCACAGCAGCAGATTCGTTCAACTTCTGTTGAGCTTGTAACAGCACCAATGAAGTAGAAGGAGTTGTGCCAGGTGTACCAACTGAGCTATAGATTGCTTTGTAGCTGTTTGCTACGTCAGCATCAATAGAAGAAGCCAACTGTGAGATACGTGGTTTCAAAACACGCTCTGCAAAGTCATCTAACTGCATTGTCAATTCAGCAGAGGTGAAGTTAACACCAATGTGCTTTTGACTAGCAACAGACAAAGTTGTGTACTGTTCGTTGTCGTCTTGAACTTGCAAGGCGGCACCGTCAGTTACCAAAGCGCGGT